CCTGTAGAGATATCTTACCAACCTTATTGGAGGCAGTCCCGTCTACCTGAGCGGCAATAAACGTATTGTCCGTTCTAATCTCTGTAGCGATATTTCCAGCTAAATCAAGGCCCGAATAGTCTAAGACAATATAGTTCTCATTATTTTGCACTATAACGTTAGTACCAGAAACCCCGTTGAGGGGAATAAGGTTAAACTCAGAGATACCCGACAGAGACGTTCCGTCTTGGAATCTTATAGCACCCTTAAGTTTGATATCGGCATTTAGTTGAGCAAACGGTGTTGTTGATGCTGGAGCTTGATAAATAGGAGTGTGAGAGAACGAACCGCGAGGGTCAAGCGTTAGTAGGGTTTCAGACAAACCGTCAGAATTAGAGAACCTAAACTCTAAATCGTTAATCCCTTGATCGCTACCATTACGATTGTAGTCAATAGTGTCTAGGACAGTGGTGTGTCTAACAAACGTGTTGTCAAACTCAAAACTGGTCTTAAACTCAGTCTGAGATTGCTCAAGAACTGAGAAGGTGCCACCTACAACTGATAGGTATTTTGAGCCAGTAATCTTCCCTAATAGTAGTGGTATAGAACCCTTACCTAGGGCGAATGTGCCATCTTCTGGAATTTCACTTTGGTATAGCTCACGGCCAATCAGGATAGCGTCATCCATCCCTCCGAACTCTGAGCCACCACCGTTAAAGTTACTATCGCCCACGATGACGTTTCTGTTACCATCGGTGTATCCAACAAAGCTACCACAGCCAATGACCGTGTTGTTTGAACTTACGGGTTCTAACCCACTGCCAGCGTGATGACCAATTAGCGTATTACAGTCGGCGGAACCTGTGTCAGACAGGAGATAGCCAGCACCCCATCCATAGTATGTATTGTTAGACTTAGTAGCATCTGCCTGTCTAATCTTAGGAGTGTGCCAACCTCCATATGTATTACCATTATTACCGTAAATCAATCCACCACTAGCAACCGTGGGTTCCAGATCTTGACTTAGAACAAGATTGGTCTCAAAACCGCTATCATCTTTGAAGTAAATCGCTTGACTACGACTACCAAGAGTGAACGGCTTGACATAGATCTTACCAAAGTTGGCGTGGTTACTAGGAGGCGAAGCCTGCTGGTGCATAGAGATCGTGCCACTATCGGAAGAGGTCTCGCATATATGGGCGATGGTAAGTGGAGCATGTGCGTCAAAGTGCCTTACGGTATTGCTGCGTGTAACCCCAATGCCAACAAAGCCACGCTCCGTGATTGATATGTGGGAGAACTCCATGCCAACAGATCCGCTGGGGCGAATCAGGGAGAAGTCAACGACCGTCCTGTCGTCACCATTGTGGTCTACGCAAGCGTCTGAATATCCACCGTAATCGTCGGTGATAAAAGCGTTATCAAACTCTGGGTCGTAGCTTATGTGTAGTCCTGAAGCTCGTCCATTTCCATTACCCAGCAGTTCAATAGAGCTACGGAAAAAGCGTGAAGGACCACTGGACAGTCTAATGTCTGAATCGCCCGTAGACTGAACATTGAAGATCGTCTCGGGTAAAAGTGGGTCTCCGTCAGAAGCGTACGTGGCGTTAGTAATTCCAACGAGGCCAGACTGACTAGCCTGACCACCATTTCTTAAAACAGTAACGGATTCTCTTATTACAGATTGACCATTATCTATATGTAAGGATAGCCTGTCTTTCATTATTTATCCTTATGATTTATCTAATTCGTCGTGATATATGACGCTAAAGCCACGGACGGTACTAGCATTCTTAATTCTGCTAGCAAATTTTTGAATTACTTTGACTCCAGAGTCGACAGTTCCGTGCATCACAGTAGAGTCATATCCAGATGGATTGCCGTTTATGATATCTGTACCAGAACGAGCGATGAAGTTTACATCACCAAGTGTTGGGTACTGGTTTACGAAGTGGGGTTCTTGACCCACGACCACTCTTTGACCAGAAGCCTCGTAGGGTTCTATGAAGACCCCCATACAGCCACTTTCAATAGCCATACCTGTGCTGTAACGTCCAAGGAGCCTTTGACCTATGAAAGCTGTATTGTCGATAGCTTCGATAGATATGTTACTTTCCCACCTAGACTTGGTAAAGGCGTTGGATACAGGAAGGCAATTTATAGTAGGGTCTGGAAACCTGTACAGTAAGTGATAATCCCTACGATAGATAGACCCGCTAGAGTGTACCTCAAACCCGGCACCGTCTAACCCTTCATCGTTAAGATACCCACAAAGGGCGTCGTTATGAAATCCATCATCTGTGGGATCACAAAAACCGCTAGTGGCTAGGTGTAGAGTCTTGCATTCGTAGAGACAGTTGCTGATTGTGTTATATTCAATGTCATTAGCTGTAAGCTGACCAGTAATCACCACGTCGTTAAGATAAGCGTCCCATTGTAACTCAGGATGCCCAAGTGCGTATCTTTTACTTTGGTTTGGAACGAGGTCTCCATAGACCGTCATCTTGCCGTCAGCAACACCCTGTGTAGCTCCAGATGGTTGACCACCAATGCCTACGGTGCCTTCGTCAGAAAAATTAATGAAATCATTAATGGATTTCCAAGGTCTTTGACTTCTACCTAAGTTAAAATCTCCACTAGTAGTTGGAGAAATATCACCTGATACCTGTAGCATACCGAAGTTATGAAGAACACTTGTACCTACGGCTAGCTTGTGGCTACCAACTAGAAGGTTACCATATAGCAACGGTGAGTCACCCGAAGTAATAGGTTCATCACTAGCATCGCAGAAATCCCCGGACGTTACCGGGAAAGACCCAAGGACAAACGTGTAGTCCGTCGTAGATCCCAGATACCAACCAGCACCGTGACCAACAGCTATGTTGTAGCTACCGTATCGGTTGTGATGGAGAGTATGGTTACCAATACCAACATTCCCATCTCCAATAACATTCCCTACCAACCCTTGATATCCAACTGCGGTATTACCACTTCCATAGATATTACAACTCAGAGCGTAACTACCAGCAGCCGTATTTTGAGAACCGTTGTAGTTATTCCGTAGGGAAGCATAGCCAAAAGATGAATTGTCTACACTAGAACGTCCAACAAGAAACATCTGACTAATAGCTAGATCTCCACCCTTAGTAGTTCGCGTATCGGGTGATGCAAAATTAGCCGTATCGAGAGTTTTGCCAGTCATAAAGTTTGGTACGGAGTCGACCAAATCTGTTAAACTGGTTCTAAGATCTAATGGCGAAATTTCTTGCGTCGAGTTATCAGCTAGTAATACATTAATAGACGACAAGTACTGTGTTCTTGTAAGAATCATGGACTACGCCTCTACTTGAATTTGATTTGAAGCTGACTAGCGTCAAACTTAGGGGCATCCCCAAGATAAACAACTCTAGGGTTGCCTAATTCAGCATACATGAGCAAATTACCACTACCGTATTCTCCAGAATCAACAATTGCTATACCAGAAACCCAGCCCCAATCGAGGAGTGAAGTTCCAAAAATGAAGGTAGAATCGTTCTTAATAAGACCACTTCCAGCGTTATGATCATTAATATCATAAGACCAGAAGGCATCACCAAGAGTAGATGGATCTCCCAAGTCATATCTAGAATACCCAGTACCAGTACCATTGATCCCCGTGGGGAGTTCTGGGATGGTTACGCCGGTATCAGAATCCACTGGAACCCCACTACACAGAGCGATGGCGACATTTGATGGTTTAGGAAAAGATCCACCTCTAAATATGTGGTGGAGTAAACCAGACTCCATGTAGTCAGACAAAGCTGTCATATGTAATATCCCCTTAAAGAGAGTCCTGTTTGGGTGTAAACGTATTTTACATCCTATTATACACAAAAAAAGAGCCAAACCCTACTAAATGGAGATTAGCTGTAGTCGGTATTTTTTCTGACCGCAGTCCCATATCTTATACAGACCATTCTCATACCCAGAATTGCCGGGGAACTTCATCCTGTGAAATGTCTTAGCCCCATTAGTCCAAGAGAAACTTGCGTGACAGGAAGTTTCTCTGAAGCCAAACTGAGTTAGGTAATCCCCAGTGCCGTAGCGTAAATCTATGAAAGTTGATATGCTCTCAGCCTGACAGAATTTAGAACAATGAGATAGTAGCTTGGTAAACCCTCCAGTAATAGTTGTGTTGATCAGGCTACAGTATCTGGATATATCGTATCCGCAGCCAGAAGTCTTCTTTAACTGCATCACGCTCACTAGTTCTTCTTTATTAAATAACCCTAGTGAAAAACTAACGCTGGGGGCCGCACCCATTAAGTGATTATCGTTGATAAAGTCCCTAGCGACACTCTTACAAACCTGTTTAACTTCTAGCTTTCTAGCGTACATCTTGGTACTATTTAGGTTTAGGGCATTCCTGATGACGGATTTAACAATATCCAACTTATTATTAATTTCATCTCCCCTTACAAACAGAGGTCTATACCCCTTGGAAATATAAAGGTCTCTCTTGCTGGTATGGTATTTTCTATCTACGAACAAATCAGAATGCCAATACAGCCCGTCACACTCTATTAATATGTCTCCAATTCTTATGTCCGCAATTTTCTTATCTATGACAAATTGCGTTTCATACTCTATCCCCTCTGAATCTAACCACTCGGTAATTGTAGACTCTAAGCCACTAACGCTTTTCTGTCTCTGTAACGCGGACTCTATACCAATAGAGTTGACTAATTTCCCAAAATGAGACCTAGACCACCCCTTTTCTTGTGCGAGTTGTGGCATTGTTTTTCCGTCGAAAGTCTTGATCAAGCCCCTATCTATTCTAGTTTTAATAGACTTTTTAGAAGCCTCTACGGCTACGTCCTCAAATTTCATAATATTGTCCACTCCGTACCTATCTAGCATTGTGGACTTTAGCTTTTGCTGGACCTCACTGGTTTTCATGGGGCATTTATTACCATACCTTAGTAAGTTAGTGTCCTCTGCTTTCTCTTTAAAACTGGGAGAGTTGATCCATTTTTTACTCTTGAGAACCTCTCTAACCTCTGGTCTCTGGGCTGAGTTTTCAACTCCATAGCGAGCAATAGATACATCCCTCCTTTTCATATACCTGCACTTTTGGCACGCATCTTTCTCTACGTACTTGTTGGACTTGACCCTGTTCTTGTTTGCGACTTTATACTTACAGTCACAATAATCACATTTGACAACAATCTTCTTGCTAGAACCAGAAGAAAGAGACTCTGGATAGTAGCCTAGAGCTTTAAAAGTGTCCTGTATTTGAATCATGTGACTTCTCTGGGGGGTTTAGCGACAATCTGATCAGGGATAGTACCTCTTTTATATTATAGAGAATGGAGGCTGAAAAAACAACCTCCATTTCTATTAAATCTAGATTTTTCCAGATTAAAAACTTCCTAGGATGATTCTGCGATTGTCCAGAACACCAAATCCTAGTTCAGCCCAACCGTAGTATCCAACACGTTGGCTACGGTGAAGAGTTGGATCTTCAAAGACTTGCAGTTCTTGCTTCATAGGCATAATGAAGCTGTCTGTAGAGCCTTGATCAAGACCAACAACAAGCTCAAGGTCAGATGCTTGAACAGCACCACCAAGACCAGCCGTGAAGAAATCTTGATATTCTTGGCCTTCACCAAGCTCATCGAGATCGTGTAGATTTACACCGTAGATACGAGTGATGGGAGCACCACCTTCGCTAGCGGTATAGATTTCTCTACGAGTTACTTCATCGATCTGGTCCAGACCCCAGTTACGTACATCTTCCAGAGCTTCTGGAGAAACATACATATCCGTTAGTCGACCACGGTTTGCGGAACCAGTGTTACCACCAGCATTACGACGCATAGTTGTCTGCATAAGAGAAACAAGTCTCTTGCTGAACATACCAGCGGTAGCATCACCATCGAAAACCAAGATATTACGGTCAACAGCAGCAGCCAGAAGGGTGTGCCAACCATCATCGTTGATTTTCTTAACAAAGCCAGCTTCCATTACCTGTGCAGCACGAGCAGCGACATCCCAGCGAGCTTCACGAGCATAACGCAGCAAGTAATCAATACTTGATGTGATGCCGTAAGTCGGGATCATAACGTAGTCACTTTCGACTGAACGCTCAGGAATACGACCGTGTCCGGGGTTAGTGAAAGCAACATGCTCTCCCTCAAGTCCCGGTGAAATCATGTCAAGAGGATACTCCGTAGAGGCTCCTGGCTCAACTCGAATTGTCTCGAAGATGTCTCCGAGGATATTACCAACCAGAACACCCTTACGCAAAGGAAGTTCTAGTGCTTTAGCCATTTGACGCTGTGCGGCAAAAGCAACATTCTGATCTGTTTCCCCAGTCTTTCTATACAGACTTAGGAATGCGTCATCTGGTCTTTCTGTGAATGACATATTGTTTATCTCCTTTTTGGTTAATTAGGCCAATGGACCGTGGTTAGGAAGATTGACATAAACTTTAGCGTAGCCATCAGCATCCTTGGCGGACATGAATCGACCAATAGCCAAGTTTCCAGAAGCCTTTGCATCCGCAGCAACATTGGCAATTTCGCCAGAAGTTTCTGACGCATAAGCCATCTCGCCGGGACTGGGACTTCCGGTAATATTGCTGGTTACAACCCAGCCACGTTTCAGGATAGTTACCTTGCCGCCTTTCTGAACTTCATTCTTATAGAAGTTAAGGTGTGTGCGAGTAAGGTCTTTGTTTACAACGTCATTCATAAGAATCCCTACGGGAACATCTGTGACCGCTGCTGCTTGATATGAAACGGTGTTATCACCTTGGTCCATAGCAGCACCAGAAGCACTTAGAGTATCCAAACAAGCTACACCACCACGAGTGGCTGTGCCTGCTGTGTAGAAGTAACTGATGTCAGTTGATTCTTCGTATCTATCTGCTTTGAGAGCCATATTAGTTTCTCCTTTATTTACTTAGAAGTTAATACGTGAGTACCAAACCATTCTGAAATGCTAGCCTGAGCCTTTACAGCCTCATCTTCACTATCGTTACCAACATTCAGTTCTGCTTCTGAAGATTCCACATCGTCAAGAGCGTCAGTTGCCGCTTCTTCTGATGCTTCCGTTTCTTCATCTGCCTTTGCGTCTTTTTTCTTGTCTTTTTTCTTGTCATCCTTGTCGTCCTTGTCGTCGTCTCCCTTCTTTTTGAAGTTGTCAAAATTAGCTTTGTTCTTAACCATCGCTACGATGGAATCAAAAGCGTCATCATCAAGAGCGTCGAAAGAACCAAGAGTTTCGCTGACTTCATCTTCATTCAGTCCAGCTTCAACAAGAGCAGCTTTACGCTTTTCTGCTTTCTCTTTTTGCTTCATTTCGGTCATATGTTGCTCCGCTGTAGTCAGAGCCTCTTTAGAAGTTGCAAGAGCATCTTCCAGTTCAGCAACACGAGCTTGTGTTGACTTAATCGTTTCGCTTAGTTCGTCAATAGACGCCTGAGCCTGCTTTGCAGCAGCTTCATACGCTTCAACTTTCGTAGCAAATTCCGTGTCTTTCGCTTCTTCAATTTTGGCTTTCACAACTTCGATCTGAGACTTAGCTTTTGCAAGCTCCGCCTTAGTTTCAGAAAGCTGATCTTCCAGCAACGTCTGGTCTGACATATTAACTTCTCCTATTGAAAGTTTTGAATCAGTATTCTTTACGTGAAAAGATGCCGTACTCTTGCTGTTCAATATAACGCTTCTAGGATTAGCAGGCTTAGACACCAATCCCTTTCCAGAAAACGCTATGTTGGACAAAGCACGTCCTATTTTATATCCTTCGTACTCACCAGTTCCACCATAAGCCCTAAGATGTTTGGTTAAGAAAGCGGATGCCTCGTCTCGTGCGAGGATCTTCGCTGTGCCATCAGGATCAATCAAAGCGTAATCAAAACCAGCGAATAGGCACTCCATTGAGACGTACCACTTACCCTCTGGGATTTCTGCAAGAATCTTATCCATCCTGTCGCGGTTTTCGGCTTGTGACCAACTATTATAGAGAACCGCCTGTGTGATGATGTCAAAATCATCTGGTCTTGGGGGACCGTCAACTGCTTCTGAAACAGCCTGTCCGTCTTTCGTAAGAACATAGCTGCCAGTTATATGTCCGATGATATCGTTCTCATCGTGCATAAAGTTGAATTGTTTGTCTTCTGGTGTATCTCTAGCTGCCCAAGTGTTTGTGGCAGTAAAAATATCGTCGTTCTTATTCCATCCTGTGGAAACAAGAACCGCTTCAAGATAAAAAAGGTCACGCTGATCTTTGTTCTCAGCTATGACCTTAGTAAGCACTTCCGGGTTGGAAATAATAGATTTCGCATTCTCCATCGTATCTGAATGGAGAGATACGGGCGAACAATAGGCTACACTAGCCGTACTCTTGACCAGTTCGCCAAGACCGTCAGTAATTTCCCGTTGGAATGTTTTCATATGTTTCTACCTCATCACATTATACACAAAAGAGAAAAATTTTTACGAAAAAGGTCAAATTTCATCCAATTCCTCTGGGTAAGACTCTAAGCAATGGTCTATATATAGCCCAACTATGTAACTATCATATTCCAGCGTAGAGTTATTTTCCAATGAAATACCAGCGTTTTCTACCTGTTTAAGTAGAGTACGTGGTGTTGAAGAATTTTCGGCTAAGACTTTTTGGATGATGTGGTTATCAACCTTAGTCATCACGGGAATATTTGATAGAACACGAAGTTTGATATCCGCAATCTCCTGCACCTGTGCTTTAGTCAACTGTCTCTTGTTCTTCTTTCCTACATACACCAAATATCCGGTAGCAATATCATCTAGCGAATGGTAAGTATTGATAATCCACGCAGATAGACCAGCCACTCCCGGCTTACTTTTAGGAGTATCTACACGTTTCTTACGCTTTTTGGTATCAGACTTGTTTTGAGGTCTGCCCCCTTGAGGAGATACGGGTTTGGGCTTATGCTTCTCCTTCTCTACGGCTACCTTTTCAGTAATCTCACCCTGACGGTCAATCTTCTCCAGATCCTTTTCGTGAAGATCATCAGACTCAGGTTGGTGGAACGGTCCAGCTTTAGGTGGCATTTTATCATTATTTCTAGACTTGTCTTCCCGTTGCAGGCGTAGTTTTTCAACCCCCGGAATTTCCTTAAATCTCTCTAAGACCGTTTCGTTGGAGATAATATCTCGGTCTGCCAGTTGAATCAGTAGGTTTTTCTCAGCCGCCTCGTCCGATAGACTCATTTGATCATATACAACGTGGGCTGGCTTTCTGAAGCCCATAGCCTTACGAACATGTTCTACTTCTCTTTCCCAAAACTTAGTAAGGTGATCTCGACCGTACTGTAGTCGCTCTGTGAGGGTTTTTAGAGATATGAAGTTATTAGTGAATCCACCCCCATTACTAGCTAAACCAGTCAATGTTGGTGGTACGCCTAGACCAGCAAAAATGCTGTTGAGTACGGCTTCATACTTTTCAGAACCTAAGAACTTGTACACTTGAGAATTACTCTCTGTGAAAGAAAGTTCTGGACCCCAAACAAGCTCCATAGTGCCCCCACCAGTATTAGAAGCGAGGATGTTTCTCAACTTATTAATACCGGCCTTGGTTGGTAAAACCTTATACTCAAAGTTTCCAAGGGTCCAAACTCTGATATTTGAGATCGCACCATCCAAAGCAGCAAGGTCAGCCAGCTTCATCTTCTCAAGCATTACAATATCATCAAGGATAGCATATACCATTGGGTGTGCCCAATCCTGCCAGTCATCCTTCTTGTAGTAACCCACGCATAGTTTTTCGGGGTCTAGCTCAATTTTCTGCTTCTTCTCGTTGATGGCTCTCTTAACCTCTGGAGGAAGAGATTCTAACACGTTGATCGGTAAAGAGTTATTTTCCTTGAAATTGTCAAGAAATGTATTGGCAGATAGTTGGTATTTTTTCTTCCCCAGAAAGAGGCTCACTTCGCCATCTTGCATATCTAGAGCTAGTGGATTGAGGAAATTATAACGCCAAGGCAGGTTATTCTTCTGGACCTTTGGCGGCTCAACGACGATATCGGAGGCTAGCGTTTTAAGGTATTTAGTTACCCTAGGGGTAATATCCGCGTAGGATTTATAAACGAATACATTACCAGTACGGTATAGATTGTTGAGGTATCGCTCGGAACGCTCCTTACCATCAACCCTCTTAAACCACTGTTGGTAGAACTTCTCTACACTCTTATTCTCATGTACGAGATTAACACCCTGACAGGCAAAATCACCCATCAGATCAATTACATTGCGGACAATACCTACCTTATCGTAGGCATCCATACACATCTTAATGATGCGTTTCTGCTTTTTGGGGATCTGTTCTTCTGGCCTGAAAGCATAATAATCTGAGTGTGTAAAGCCGGGTTTGACAGAACGGTTAGGCTCTATATCGAGGAAATCCCTACTATGTGCTCTAGATATACCCTCGTAGGCTTCGTGTACACCGGCAAAATCTTCAAAAGCCTTAGCTCTACCAGCAACGTCACCATCATCCCACGTTGATACGTAGTTAGTCATTTATCGAATCTCCATTGTTTGTTCTATATATTCTAGCCTTTTACCAGAATTGTCTTTGGGTAAGATAAACCCAAGGTATTCTAAGAAATTTCTAACCTTATGCTCGTACAAGTCTTGGTCATACCACGTACTAGCGACGAAGATATCATACTTCAGAGGTTGACTGGTGGATAGATCGTAGTAACAGTTAAAGCGAGACTTAACGTTACAAGTCTGCCCCACTTTTAATAATGTGTGATCTGAATCTGATACTAAGTATACCACTTTATCAGAATCAACGACTTGTCGGTTTTTATGATCAAAAGAAGTAAGATATTTCAAATTAGGAAATCTTTTGGATATTAGATCTATCAGATCTTCATCGTATCTAATATCACTGAATCCATTCCAATCTACACCGTCGTGACAGTCTTCAAATGACATGTTTTTGAAATCATCATACCGATTGAATCCAGAGCCTCGTGCTATATCGTTTAGACATCTAGGACAGTATTTTTGCTTAGAAAAATTGAAATCTCCAAACTTTCTACACTTTCTACAATAGTCCATTCTGTACCTTTGTTATAAATGTTAAGCAGTGCCACTGTTAGTTAGTCTATCAATGAGACCATCTAGCACACCTAACTATACACAAAAGATTAATAAATGTCCGACATATTGTCAGTAAACCACGCAGGACCAGTAAATAACTTACCCTTAGCGTTCTTATCTTGGTCTACAGTAGCAAAACCCCCGTAGAACTCATAAGCCTCTTGGTCTGGGGTTCGGGCTATAATACGAGCGGCCATGTTAGCCATTATGAGTGAAGAATAACGGTCTTTCCTCAGCTTACCCTTCTTGCCAGTATCTATGACCGTCTCAGGAGTATCCCACTTACCACGCCCAGATGGGGTCTCTGTCATCTTAATCATGGTCAACTCATCTTTGAGATCCTCAATTTCGAGAACACACTGCTCTAGGGTGTCGTAGTGACGCTCCTTCATATTGTCCTCTATACTGGAGAGGCCAAGGCTTACGGCATCAAACATTGGGAATAAGATAATTTTGTCTTCCATGTCTTTTCGGAGACCGTGATTAGCTTCTGACAACCAATCATAGTTAGCAAACTGGCACATCTCTAGAATGTGTAGTCCTCTCTCACCGTCAGTATCCTTCTCTTTGTCGTCATCTATAACTTCCCAAATAGGAATCTCTCCAGCTTTGACCTTATCCTTATCATGTAGGGCTTCCATTACGGCTATACCCCCACCCTGTGCATCTAGGGCTATATGAACACACGGGAAGATTGTCATTAGATCTCTTATTCTTCTGGCACAGTAGGAGTAGAAATCAGTTTCGCTGGAGTATCCGCTCTTAAGACGCTCCCTATGTTGCTCCCTATTAGTGGTCCAACAGTGAACAATCCTACGTTGACTACCGTTAATCTCAATAACCACAATACTAAAGTTGTCAACCTCAGAAGCGGGGTCTACCCCATACACATATCTACACTTAGGGTCTCCCATCAATTTAGCCTGAAAACAGATGGGTTCCTGTTTTTGGTCAAGAATAGGGGGTCTATCATGATAGTTGTCTGTAACTACACAGGACTCGATCAGGGTACGCTTGAAGAAGCCCTGAGAATCGCGTGTAAAGCACGCTCCGAACTCCATCTGATATATTCCAGCGTGGACCGTAGCCTTCGACCTAGCGACCTGTGCGGCGTCCATGAAGCCCTCTGGGAGTAGCTCGTAGGGCACCCTCATAATAGAATAATCTTCCCACTCAAAGTCTTTAGGAGGATCTTCCCCTCCAAAGACATCGCGTAGCTTGCTCTTTCGACCCTTGCTCTTTATGATAGTCCTCCACTTCTTCCAGTATTCAGCAAAATGGTTAAAGTCATAATAGGCCGTACCAGAGAGGATAATCTGGTTATTTTTGTTTCCCAGTGCATTCTCTTCTTCATCCTCCATATCCATGCCTAACTCTATAGCCCTCTTCCTCATAGCAATTCTACGAACATTCGCAACGGGATCTGCTACAACGGCAGCAAATCCTGCCACAACCGTTTCAAAAATTTCTCTGGGTATGGAAGCAAATTCATCAGAAACGATATCATTAGCACGCTGACCACGAATTTTAGTACCATCACCAAGTGGTAAACAAGTAATACGAGATTGGTTGATACGCATAACACAACGGTCTACATCACGTCTCGGCCCACTATTGGAATCGCACATACTTCTCAGTACGGGGGCGTTACTCCAGATAGTTTCCATATACTCAAACAAAACCTTAGACTGTCGGAAGGCAGCACCCACAACGACAACCTTACGGCTTGGCATCAATAATGCCCTCATCATAGCATAAAGAGATAGTATGAAAGATTTACCAAATCCACGACTAGCGATCAGCATTGGAAATCGCCTATTCCACATCTCACACAAAAACAACGCTTGAGAGGGGAGAATATCAATATTGAAGATATGCTTACATATGAATGAAAAATACTCTGGTCTAGACATTAACCAGATTAGCTTGTAATTACAATCATCATCTCTAAAATTTATGAGATCCATTGGGTTGAAGAGATTCTCTGTGGAGATATCATCTAAGTTCAACCAAGCATCGTTTATGTTTTTTAACTTTACATTACTCATCTGTAACCTACTGTTTTAGACTGTCTATCGTTGGATATAGGTCGGAATTTATTACATGGTCTGCGAATCCGTGATACACCGTCTCTTCTGAGTTGAGGTACCAATCGCCGTCTTTGAATTTCCTTTTGAGTAAGTTTTTAACCTTCTCATGTGTTGGCTCTGTGTATTTTGCTTTGATATATGGACTTTCCAACATATGGTCTGCGTAGATGTCCATCATGTACTCCGCCTCTCTTTTTTCAAAGCTAGCTGCCTTTTGTACGTTTTGATAAGTACCGTCATAACCGCTACTGCCATAGTGGCACATAAAGTAAGAGTTGGGCATCATAACACGCCTATCTGCTGCCTGTAAAATAATACTACTCATGGACTCTGCTTGCCCATAAACGAGAATAGTAACAAATGACTGACATATAGATATAGCATCAAAGATAGCCATACCATCAGCCCATTCACCACCAATACTGTGCATATGTATGAGAATGGGTTTTTTGTTCTGACTATCTAACAGACGGATATTCTTATAGAAGGTACTTGCCATTCTATAGTCTACCCCCGGATCTTCATCCGTGTTTCCGACGTAGCTGTGTAGATATATCTCCCTATTACGAAAATCAATACCGTATGAATTGATGTCAGATATTGGATCTACATTTAGACTCACTTTTTTCTCCCTACTGAATAGTATTCGTTCACACGCTTTAGGATACTATTGATGGTGAGCTTCGCGTTTTTACGGTTTCCACAAAAGATAACGTGGATATTATCGTACATCTGAAACTCTATTAACATCTTGAGCATGTATTTGTTCGTGATAACAATTGAATCCCACTTTTTCTTGGGAATATCAGAGCTTTCTGGAAAGTCCATAACGTCTTCCAAGGTAAACTCCAGAATGATAAATCTAAAAGGAAACTCCTTTATCCTTTTGATCTCATCCATGAACCTATGCTTATCTTTCCCTAAGTTAATAGCCAACTCAGAGATACTACCCTTACGCTCTATACATAATTTGTCCTCAAGCCCTACTAGGGAATAGTCACCAGTGTCTAGTTTACGAACAACCATACCCTCACATGAGGTATAGCGTCCATTGAATTTCTCGAAGGTATAACCCTCTTGTTCCCGCGTGTCCTTAATGACCGTATATGGGGGTGCTTTACTTGGCATTTTTCCTTACTATCTCCATGAATAATGATTCGTATAGATGTTCCTGTTTACTGATTGTTGCGTGACAATCCCAACAAAGGGTTATCCCATTGTAGGTGTCATACCTTAACGCTGAGGCGGTAGACCATTTCTTAATATGGTGAGCCTGAAGGCTTCTCTTACGGCCACACTTTCTCTTACCCTTAGGCATCTGGCATCTGAATTTGTCTCTCTTGTAGACCCTCTGACGCCACTCTTTGTATATTGGGTCGCTATAGTTTCTTTTCACCTTTGCAAAATACCTTTGTAATTTTGATATCGTTCTGAATACCCTTTAGCAACTGTGCCGTTTTTAACGACTCGTCTTGTTTGAGTAACATTTCAGAAAACTTACAGAAAACAAAATAGCACGCATCATCGGGGTTGCTAGCCTCCATAAAGATGATTGGGTACTGACAATTAAACTCTGATAGGCGAAACTTCTTGAGTTGCCCCAGGGCGTTCGTCATATCTAACTTGACGGTGTATATTTTCATTCTAGGTCACTATTTACCATCATTAGTACTAGATCTTGGAAAGAACATTTAGGGTTCCAATTAAGCACTTCTCGTGCTTTCTCGTTATCACCCCTTAGGTAGTCTACCTCTGCTGGCCTATAAAACTCAGGGTCTTGAACTACTAGATCACTCCAGTCGTCAATCCCCACGGATGAAAAGGCCACGTCTAGGAACTCGCGAATCGTATGAGTCTCGCCGGTGCAGATAACATAGTCCTGTGGACTGTCCTGTTGCAGCATCATCCACATCGCTTCCACGTAATCTCCTGCGTACCCCCAATCTCGAAATGCTTCCAAGTTACCTAGACGCAGCTTTGGAAATCCAACTTTGTCAAGATTGGATTTGTATATATTGTCTGGATTATTATTCTGATACTCTATTGCTTCGCACATTCCAAAACCTTGCTCGTGCATTGGGTTATACCAATGCTTAAATTCACCAATCCATTTAGTAATCTTACGGGTGACAAACTCTTCTCCCCTCCGTGGACCCTCATGATTGAATAGAATACCAGCACTAGCATGTATACCGTAAGCCTCCCTAAATAGCCTAGTCATGTGGTGTGCGGCACACTTAGCGATGGCATAGGGACTCTGGGGCATAAATTTGGTATCTTCATCCTGATACTTTATCTCTGTTAGAGGAGGAGGGTTTCTGCGTGCCTCATGTTCTTCTGGAGACATTGCTTCGTAGACTATACCTAGGGTAATTGGAGGCAAGTACTCATCACCTTCATACCTAATATCATAGTTCTTCCCAAACATCTCACTCGAACTAGCCTGATAGAATCTAGACTTAATCCCAAGATCTACCATAGACTGAAGAATATTAAGACAGCCCTTCCCGGTAATATCCCACGTCAAGGCTGGCTGTTTGAAGGACACCGCTACGTGGCTCTGAGCAGCTAAGTTATAGATTTCATCTACATCAGCGTATTTCTTAAGTATAGATAAAACACTATGGGTGTCAGTAATATCGCCCTGAACCAGATTGAAACTTGGATTCTTGAGGATATGCTTGATTCTCACAGTATTGTCCGTACTGGCTCTCCGGGAAATCCCAATTACATAATATCCCTTATCTAGTAGTAAATCAGCAAGGTGGCTACCGTCCTGACCCGTGATTCCGAAAATGATTGCTGTTTTCATTTAGCAACT